CCTGTTCTTGTACCATATGCAGCAAAGTTAGCATCTGCATTGATTACAGTTACGCTATCGCCAGCAGCAGAAAAGATTGCTGCGATTTCATCTGCGGTTTTTTCTTCCATAATAAAAATTTAGATTACTTTTAGTTTACCCTGCTTCGAGGGCTGTGACTTTTGTGGATAGTTCTTTTATTGCATTTACAAGAACACAAACTAATCGGTCATACTTCAAAGCATAACGCTTTTCATCTGTTGACTTACTAAAAAATAAACGATCTTTTTCAGATGAGGCATATCCGTTAGCTTTTTCAACTGTTTCGACTTCTTGTGCAATTAATCCAATTTCTGTCACATCGCTTTTTTTAGATACATCAGGAGTAAGACTTAAATCGTCACTATAGTTTGATCTCATATCCCATTTATAAGTAACAGGTCTTAAAGAATTAACAATATCTAATCCTTTTGTAAAAGCAGTTATGTCTGCTTTATCTCTTTCATCTGAAGTAACAGAAAAGGAAACTTTTATTAAAGCATTTGTAATATTGTTATCTCCTAAAACAATGTGGTGTTGGTCGCTTGTGACATGATGAGGACTAGCAGTATTACCAGCATTTTTCCCTAGCAAAAGATTATTGCTTCCACTTGTTACGGTATATCCTGCTCTATAACCTAAAGTTGTATTATCTGCTGCTGTAGTTGCACTGTAAAGAGTCTCATAACCAACAGTAGAATTATTTGTCCCAGTTGTAATCTGAAGCATTGCACTAGTACCAACAGCAGTGTTTTGTGCTCCAGTTGTGTTTGCTGCTAATGATGACTTTCCAACAGCAGTGTTATTAGATGCTCCTGTTGGTGTTTCTAAAGCACCTTTACCAATAGCAGTGTTATTTGATCCAGTTTGATTAAAACGCAGAGATTGCTTACCAATAGCAGTATTTTCAGATCCAGTCGAGTTTTGAGTTAAAGAAGAATATCCAACCGCAGTATTATCACTTGCAGTTGTATTAGCATCTAACGCTAAAGCACCTACAGCAGTGTTAGAAGTTCCAGTTGTGTTTGATGCTAGTGCAACATCACCAACTGCCGTATTGTTACTTGCTGTGGTATTTGCATCTAACGCTGATCTTCCGATAGCCGTGTTACTACTTCCTGTAGTATTAGTGTCTAAAGCAGAAGCACCTAAAGCGGTATTTGTAGAGCCAGTGGTATTTGCTGCTAATGATGACTTTCCAACGGCAGTATTAGCTGCTCCAGTTGTGTTTGCTTGTAATGCTGAAGTACCAACGGCAGTGTTATTTGATGCGGTTGTGTTACTTTTTAATGAATCTTGACCTAGGGCGGTGTTACTACTACCAGTTGTGTTAGCAGAAAGAGATGCCTCGCCTAATGATGAATTGTTATTTCCAGTAGTGTTGGCATCTAGAGCAACAGAACCTACGGCAGTGTTACTCGATCCAGTTGTGTTTACTTCTAAAGCGTTAAATCCTACAGCAGTGTTGTTACTTGCAGTTGTGTTAGCTGTTAAAGCCCTTTGTCCTATTGCTACATTGCTATCGCCAGTTGTGTTAGCTCCTAAAGCCCCATAACCTAAAGAACTATTTTGATTGCCTGTAGTATTAGCATCTAAAGCTAAAGAACCTACAGCTACGTTTTTTTCTCCAGTTGTGTTTGCTCCTAAAGAGTGCATACCAAAGGCAGTATTATTACCACCTGTAGTGTTAGCGTCTAAAGAATTAGTTCCTACGGCTGTGTTTGAAGCACCAGTTGTATTAGCTCCTAAAGCTGCATAACCCATACCTACGTTATTTGAAGCTGTGGTATTGGCATCCAGGGCAAAGGGTCCAACGGCTACGTTACTATTTCCTGTTGTGTTTGATAGTAAAGCTGACAAACCTATTGCTGTATTATTAGAAGCTGTTGTATTTAATTCCATTGCGGAATCACCAATAGCTACGTTACCTGTTCCAGTAGTATTATCTTCAAGAACCTCATAACCTATTGCTACGTTTGATGTTCCTGTGGTATTTAACTCTGCTGCTCTAGCTCCTATTGCTACGTTTCGACTTCCACTTGTATTTGTTGTTAAAGCCTGTTTACCAATCGCAGTATTATTTCCACCAGAAACCGAAGCATCTAAAGCACTCTCTCCAAGAACAGTGTTACCTGCAACAGAGTTTGCACCTTTACCTATATTTATACTATTTATAGTTCCATCAACAGGGAAAGCAGGTGAACCTGCAAGACTAAATAAATTTATATGAGCATTATTAGCAGTATTCCTTAACTGCATAAAACTTGTATTGGTATTAGCAAAAAATTGACTAGCGTAATTTGTAGAAGGGGCAGATGATCCAGAGTTATTTGTTGCTATTGCTCCTAGTGCATTATTGATGTCTGCTCTTACGTTGGCTCCCGTGGAGTTGTCGATTATCATATCGTGCTGGCTCATTGTCTAACCCAATTTTTAATCTAAGTATATCCTACTTTAAAATTAACTACCACGCCCAAAACCAACAGCAGTATAACTAAATGTTTTATCTTGGACAGCATTTCCTGCATTACTAAATTTTATTGTAAAACCAGTTCCAGATATACTTGTAATTTCAAATCTATCAGTACCACCTAAATCATTAGCAGTAATACCAATACTAGGTAGCTGTGAACTTGCTGCAACATCAGTACCACTAGCACCTGTGAAGAATGCATGATTAAAAGTAACTGCAAGTCCAGATGATGATGTACCAGAACTAAGATTAGATTTTTGTTCTGTTCTCCTATCTAATTCTGCTGTATATCCTAGTTGATCTATTTCTATTGATTGTGCAGGGTCATCACTATCCATTTCACATCTAAATTTAAAACCCCTACCTATGTGCGTACCATTAGCAAAAGTGTTAAATGTCTTGCCAGTAAAATCACTATCTTGATAACTTGACCCATTACTTGGTGCAGAAGTTGTTGTAGCAACTAATAATTTAGCGTTTACATCAAATGCTGTTGCAGCATCAAAATCTGTCCACAAATCTATTAGTGCTGATCTTTTATCAATTAAATCATTAGGATAAAAACCTTGTGTTACAAAATGTCGAGTTAACCTTAATGGGTGTGTTGAACCTAAATCTAAAATATTTGCAAAATCATAAGTACCACCTGTTATATCAACAGCACCTAAGAAATCAAAGTCTGCTATTGCATCAAAATCTGTAACAGTATCTAATGTTTCTAAAGAACCTAATACAAGACCATTTACATCATCACTATAAAAACAATCTACTTTTGTACCGCCAAAAGGTGGGCTATCTGTATCTTCTCTATCTGTAAAAGTAACAAGTTTTGGAAATGGGTCAGGGTTAGTAACAACAACAGATGCTTCACCACCACTTAACCTACCGCCATCATCTCTAAATTTTAAAATATACTCACCATCAATAGCTGGTACAAGTGTTTCACTGACCGACCCAGGTAATCTAGGGATAATATCAACTGAATTAGTAAAAGTACCAGTACCATTTGTTAAATTACTATGTCTTACAACTACGTTTCCACCATGTACAACATCAACATCTGTTGATTGATTAAAACGTAATCTAAGTAATTGATCTGATACTGGTTCTACAAGTAAACCTGTCACATCAGCAGGTACAGCAGTTTTACCTTCAGCATTAAATGTAAGTGCAGTAGATTCAATACTAGGTTCAAAAAATGCGTTATAACTACGCACCTCAAATTCATAAGTACCTAATTCACTATCAAATATTTCAAAAACAGGACTTTGTACAATAGTGGTTTGAAAACTACCATCATTAAATTTATGTTTTACTGAATATTGTGAAACCCCTGCAACTGGTCGCCAACTTAAATATATTTTAGAAACAGCCCTATTACCTAAAACTACTATTAATTCTTCTGCTGTAATGTCACTAGGTGCAGGTTTTGGTTCTATAAGATTTTTTATAACAGGAGTTGTAATTGCTGCCCCATCTTCTACAAAAGCGTATTTATCAGAATTATGAAACATTCCAGTAATCGTAAATAAATTATTATCCTCAGTAACAGATAGAACTCTGAAATCTTCAGTTTCGACAGTAGTTCTTACTAACAACCAAACGCTGTTTACTTGTGGAGCAGAAGCGTAAGCACTGGAAACTGTAATAACAGAACCAGATATTGTAGATATTGTTTGAGTTTCTAAAGTGCCATCTGAAAGTATTACTGATAATTGATCACCACTAGCAACTTCAGTTGGTAAGTCTTTTGTATTGTCTACAGTAATCTGTGTTGTTGTAGCTGCTGCAATCCTTCCAGAACGTCTCAATCCACTACGAACAGGATCTTGAATTGTAATTATCTGTGAAGGTCTTATCAGAGATCCAGCGTCAGCAGTTGTGCTAAAAGCAACAGTTTCAGTTTCGTTATTTTGAGTATACAAATGCCACAACCCCATTCTTCGTGCTTGTGCTTGATCGCTACATCCTATTGCTTCAATATTTTTAACAACCACTCCATATTTTGCTTGGTTTGCAGCAGTATCTTCAACAGTTTCATATTCATGAGTTCTAGTTTGATTTTGAAAATATTTAACATTTATAACTGTATCTTTTGTTTTTTGGCTTGCACCTGTATAAACAAAACCATCTTCAGTTACGTTTGCATAAGAAAAGAAATATGAGCTTGTAGTGGGTCTATCTTGTACAAGAGTTACTTTGCCATCTTCAAAGAATAAACTTGCTCTCATAATCGAGGCAACCTTATTAAGGATTGTGTAACCTTCAAAAACTCTTTGAATAACTAAATTACAGCTAAACCTAGGGCCAGTTCCACCTTGACCATCATCTATAAGTGTTGAATTATATTCTGAAGCATTATAAAAAGCATATTTATCTACCTCATCTTCTGATATAAAATCACCAAATCCCGCCCTGTTTTCAGTGATAAGGTCATAAAGAACCCATGCTGGATCATTACAATATTCTTTTGTAGCTTTGAGTGTACCGTTAAAACTACCACTAAATGATAAAGAACCATCTGATCTAACAGTTGAATTGTGCGGTATTTTTACAAGGCGACCCCTAACTCTAAAGGCGCGTCTAGGAATGGATCTAAAAATTTCAGCATCAAAGCGTAAAGCTGCAAGAGCAGTATTAGGAAAGGTAGTCGGGTTAAAAATTAGTTCAGTAATTGAAGTAAGTTCAAAAGCATCAATAATTCTAGTGTCTGTGCTATCTGCTGAAGTTCTTGTAACTGTTACTGTTAAAGGAAAATCAGAATCAGCCGTATCATCAGGTATAAATATTATGTGATCTTTAAAATAAGGTGATGTAGATTTACCAGACACTTGACCACTTGCCCCACCATATATTGCTCTACTAGCTTCTGATAATACCCAGTAAGGAGTACCACCAGCTAAAACTCCTTTAATTACTGTACCAGCTTGATTTTTTACTTGAATACCATATAAAACATTTACACCAGAAATACTTCCATCATCTTCTATTTTTTGTAATCTTGGAAATCCTAAAGTTACTCTTACACCTTCAGTAGAAGTGTCAGTTATGGTAACTGTTTGTGGACTTGCAACTGTTACTGTCACTCCTACAGGTCTATCTCTTTCAGTTTCTAATAAACCTTGAATCCTTGTTTGATCTGATGTCCCAAAACGAGGAATAAAGGCTGGTCTATTAGCTGTTGATGTACCAAAATTAAAATCACTGTCATCAGAACCAGTACTTGGTGCTGACTGTTTCATTACCTGTGTATTATTTAAAAATACATCTTTTAAGGCACAAATATTATAATCATTAGTTCCAGCAGTTAATCCAGCATCAATTGCCGATGGAAAACCTGCTATCTGACCTTCTGAAATTACATCAACTAAAGTTACAAATTGACGAGAACCAATCTCGCCCTCTTTCATTTCGGAGTCAGTATATCTTAATGCTGTTTGACCTTCTCTATCATTTTGCCTAAATCTTAAGGAATTAGCATCATCAATATTACTAGGTATTGTCATAATTAATTCCTATAAACAGGGGCAGTATCAGTCCCAGATGACACCACAATAGAGCCAGTAAACACTTCTCCATATATTAATGGTATGCAAACACCAGCCCTAGTTACGTTTTGAATACCACTAAATGAATAATTAACTCTTGCATCTGTCTCACTTAAACCAGAAGTTACATCACCAACATTAGGTTGTTGTTGAGGAAATAACATATTAGTAACACCGCTTATAGCCATTGAGATTCCAGTTGTGACCAATGCAGCACCGATGGTTGCAACAATCGCTATAGAAGATGCGGCAGCGACAGTACCAGCAGTAAAAAACGCAGCAGCTAGGAAAAACCATGCCCCAGAAACAATAGGGATCATTCTTATCTCTCCTTCACTAACAACCGTCAAGTCATCATCTGTTTTTACGACATCATTATTAATTGTTATTCGATACATATTTTTTATTAGATGTGGCTCTATTTCTGGATAATTACAAACTAAATATTTATAAACATCTTTCATATTTTTAACATCTGCATAACTAACGTGCCATCCTACTAATTCAGCTAATCTGCCATAGACTTTTATTTTACGTAACCCCTGTTCATATTCTGTTCTATCTCTATCAATAAACTTATCTTTACTAAGCATAGGTTTATGCTCTTTGGGTTTTAGTTCTTCTATCTTGTCATTGTCTGGATCAAAAATAAACCAAGATAATCCAAGAAAATCACAATTTTTTATATCTTCCTCTGATGGTGTTAAATCTCCATTTGGGTGTGAGTGACAAATATGCAATACAGTTCCAGTTTCTTCTGCCTTTGCCCAATCTTCTGGGTCTATTGTAAAGCTATTTGCACCTTCAATAGCAATATTTTTACAAGGATAATATTCCTCTTTGCCTTCAACATCTAAAACCAAACCACAAGACTCCTCTGGTAGTGCAGCTTTAGCGTGATGTAATGCTTGTTCTTGCCAGTTGTTCATGCAAACGTACCAACAGAAGGAAAATCTTTTCTTGTAATTATTCTCTTTGGTGCTGTTCTATTTTGCAAGTCAAGAGCCATTGCAAGTTCAAATTCTACAAAGTTTTTACTTTCAACAGTTTTTCTATCAATAAAAAATGTTTGGTTTTCGTAAGTATTATTTGCTGGTGTTCCAAATGGGTTTGTGCCTGATTCAAAGTTTGCATTATCAATAAATTTTAGCAAGGTAGTAATTCTTTTAAATTTTGCTCCATTCAAATCATTTTTAGGAGTTGTCAGGTTTGCTTGAGTCATTAAGGCAGTAACACTAGATAATATATTACTTATTCTCACTGTTGGTCTTGGTAGTGCTGTTCTTGCTATTGAATACTCAAACCCATTAGCTTCGATAGGTATTCTTTGATATGTATTACCTTGAAATACAACATTAAATGTAGTGTTCATATTGATGCCATTATGAAACCTAGAAACATCAGTACTGCCATGTAAAGCAGCTACAAGATGTATTTCAAACAGTTCTATCTTTGCACTAGGGTTGGCCTTTTGTAGTTCTTCTGTAGGTATTGCCATTATGGTTCAAACACCTCCCTGAAGGTTGCGTTGATCGTTGCTCTGTTTACATAAGGGATAGATTTTGACCAGCTTTCGCATACAAAATTAGATGTTCCCGATTTAGTAACTGTACAATTCCCAGAGTTTGTTGCACTACTTCCAGCAGTAATAACAAATGTATTTGCGTTAGTCAATGAAACAACAGAGAAAGTACCATCTGTTGCAGAGCCAGAAGTAAAATCAACAGTTATAGAATCGTCAGCAAATAATTGATGTGCAGTAACAGAAACAGTAATGGTAGTGCCACTTTGGGAATATGTACCTGTTTTTACAGACTCTTCACTTGGTGGGGTAAATGTGAATGATGCTTGATCTAATGCTCTTTCGTTTAAAAAATATTCAATCTCATCACTTGCTGTTTCAGAGATATTCTGAAAAATTAAATTTATAACCTTTTCATTCTGATGTGCTGCTATGCCTACAAGTTGACGTTGTTCAAAACCATCAGCAAAACGTACCTTTTTAATGTTAGGCTGACTTCTTTTTGAAAAGCCTCTATATGCTGGTTGTACTGTAGTTGGAAATGATGCCATAATTAAGCGTTAGATAAAAGCCCTCCAGCACGTTTTTGGTTTATAAGTTCAGCTTGTATTGCTGAAGCTAGTATATTACCAAACTCGTTGGCCTGTCCGTCATTACCTTCAACTGATGACCCAGAAGCATCAACATTAACAGTCACTACATTTGTAACCCCTCCACCCATTGCATTATTAGGAATAATAGTACCAGCAGAACGAGGAACAAAAAGCTCTGGGCCTTTTTCGCCCACGATTGAAGCTCTTCCAACTGGTGGATTACCTCCATTAGCAAACATTCCAGCAATAGGATTAGCACCACCTAAAAAGCTTGATGCATTATTACCAACAAGACCGCCTCCACCGCCTCCAAATAATCCACCTAAAGCATTTCCTAGAAAGTTACCAATACCAGAAACTGCACGTTGCATTGCAACCTCGACAAGTTTTCTTTTTAAATCATTTAATACACCAATAGCAGCTTGAGCTAATGTTTTTGTTCCCATCACCGCATCAGTAAGACCTGAGACAATACCTTGTTCTATTCCTTGACCAATCTCCATAAACTTTTCTTTTAATTGATCGGCTTCACTTTTTATACCATCAACAAGAAAACTTGATTCTCCTAATTTGCCATTAAATAAATCTGTTGCAGTTATTTGCTTTTCAATTATTGTTACAGTTTCATTTGATTTTTCATTAGCTTCTTCAATAACTTTAACTTCCTCAAAGGTTTTAAGTCTTAACTTTTCTCTTTCAATGTTTTGTTTTTTTAATAATTTAGTTTGCTCTGCCAAGAATTTTTTTGCTGCTTTTTCTTCATCAGTAAAAGCAAAACCAGACAGTCTAATATCATCACCAAATTTTAATTTTGTTAATCTAGTTGCTTGGCTTCGAGCATCCATCTCAGCCTTACTAACTGCTCCTAAACCTACCTCACCAATATCCCCAAACCTAGAAAACATTTTTTCAATTGCTATCACACCTTTTGTTGCCAAATCTAAAGCACCTTTTATTGCTGGTGATAATTGATCTCCAATTGTTCTTGCTAAACTTTCAACTGAATCAACTAAAGTAGATAATTTACCGTTTAATGTTGTTGCTTGTGCTGAAGCACCCTCAAAAAAAGCACCACCTTTACTTGTAAGATTTATTAAAGCTTGATTTACAGCATCAGCACCTATCTCTCCTTTTCTCATAGCAGAAGCAAAAGCCTCGCCTTGTTTGTTTGTTATTTTTTCTAGTTCAGTTGTTATATCAACTCCTCTTTCTAATAACTGTAGATT